CGCCTTGTAAATCACTCACAGAAATTATTAAAAAGGCTGGAGATAAAATCACAATGACTATTGATGAAGTTGATATTGATGATAATATTTTTATGGCACAGCAATGGGCTATTAGATCTGTTCCAACAATGGTAATTGTTGACGATGCAGAAAAAGAAATTAAACGACATGTTGGTCTTATGAATGAAACACAATTGTTAGAATTTTTGAAAGTATAATATGAGCATTTTAGATAAATTAAAGAAGAATACTACGATTAAGGATTCAGCAATCCTTGCACAATCAAAATTCTTTGCCAAGAAGGATATGATTCCAACAAGCATTCCTATCATTAACGTGGCATTGAGTGGTCGTTTGGATGGTGGTTTAGTTCCAGGATTGACAATGTGGGCTGGTCCATCGAAACACTTTAAAACTGCTTTCAGTTTACTGATGGCAAAATCTTATTTGGACAAATACTCAGATGCAGCACTACTCTTTTACGATTCTGAGTTCGGCACTCCGCAATCTTATTTTGATACTTTTGGTATCGACACTAGCAGGGTGCTCCATACTCCTCTTACAGATGTTGAGCAACTCAAATTCGACATCATGCAGCAACTGCAAACAGTCGATCGAGGAGACCACCTCATCATCGTCATCGACTCAATCGGAAACCTTGCCAGTAAAAAAGAAGTAGAAGATGCCATGGAAGGTAAGTCTGTTGCTGATATGTCTCGTGCTAAACAGATGAAGTCTTTATTTCGTATGGTTACACCTCACTTGAATATGAAAGACATTCCCCTTGTTGTAGTTAATCATACATATAAAGAGATTGGACTTTATCCAAAGGATATCGTTGGTGGTGGTACTGGTTCATATTATTCAGCAGATAATATCTTTATTCTTGGTCGTCAGCAAGAAAAAGATGGAACTGAAGTTGTTGGTTACAATTTCATTATCAATGTAGAAAAGAGTCGTTATGTCAAAGAAAAATCTAAAATACCTGTCAGCGTATCTTTTGATGGTGGTATTAGTACATGGTCTGGTTTACTCGATATTGCTCTTGAATCAGGACATGTGGTTAAACCTAGTAATGGTTGGTACTCAAAGGTAGATGTAGAAACAGGTGAGGTTGAAGATAAAAAATATCGTATTAAAGATACTGATACCAAAGACTTCTGGTTACCATTGTTAACATCTAAATCATTCTATAATTATGTAAAGAACAAATATTCAATGGGTCAGGGTGATATGTTACAATCTGATGATTTAGATGCTGCTCTTAGTAGTTTGGAGTTTGAAGATTGAAAGAGTATGTAATAGTAGAAAATAAAAGAACTGGCGTGGATGCGATTAAGTTGACATCTGAGCCATATTCTGGTATAATCTTTTCTTACGGTAAGGTTGACTTCATTCCAGATGAAGAGAACTTTACATTAAAGATTAAATTTGATTATGAGATTTTAGATCAAGCCAGTAAAGTATTCGATACAAAAATATTCGAAACTTATATTGGCGATCTACTGCAAGAGTTAATACATGATGGAATTGCTAAGAATAGCATTACTTACACAGGCGGTATAGATGAGAATAGAACAGAAGATATTAAGCAATCTGATACATGATGAAAAATATTGTCGCAAAGTTATACCATTTATAAAAAAAGAATATTTCTCAGATAGAAAAGAAGCAATTGTAACTGATGAGGTTCTTAAATTCTTTAACAAATATAATAAAACTGCATCAAAAGAAATTCTTTCAATTGAAATTAGTAATAGAAAAGATTTAAACGATAAAGAATTATCTGAAGTAAATGAATATATTTCTACTTTAACTAATGAGCCATCTAATGAAGATTGGATGATAGAGAATACAGAAAAGTTTTGTAAAGATAAGGCAGTCTATAATGCGATTTTACATTCAATCCAAATCATTGATGGCAGAGATAAAATCCGAACGCAAGATTCAATTCCTGGCATCCTTTCTGATGCTCTTTCCGTCTCTTTTGATAATCATGTTGGTCATGATTATATTGAGAATAGTAATGAACGCTATGATTTTTATCATAGGGTTGAAGAGAAAATTAGTTTCGACCTTGAGATGTTTAATAAAATCACCAAAGGTGGACTCTCAAGGAAAACTCTAAACATTGCATTGGCGGGAACAGGTGTTGGTAAGTCTTTGTTTATGTGTCACGTTGGAGCCAGTTGTTTAACACAAGGCAAGAATGTTCTATACATCACCATGGAAATGGCTGAAGAAAGAATCGCAGAACGTATCGATGCAAATCTATTGAACTTAACGATGGATGAATTGAAAGTTGTTGATAAAGATATCTACGAAACACGTATTGATAAACTCTCCAAGAAAACAAAAGGTAAACTAATCATTAAAGAGTATCCTACTGCTGGTGCTCATTCTGGTCACTTTCGTGCATTGCTGGAAGAATTGAAATTAAAGAAAGAGTTTACACCTGATATTATATTCATTGACTATCTGAACATCTGTTCCAGTCAAAGGATGAAGCAAGGTGCAAATATTAACTCTTATACATATATTAAGGCAATAGCAGAAGAGTTAAGAGGTTTAGCAGTTGAATATAATGTTCCAATTGTTTCAGCTACTCAAACTACTCGATCTGGTTTCACAAACTCAGATCCAGGACTTGAGGATACTTCAGAGTCTTTTGGTTTGCCAGCGACAGCTGACTTTATGTTTGCTTTGGTCAGCAATGAAGAACTCGAAGGATTGAATCAGATTATTGTTAAACAATTAAAGAATCGTTATAACGATCCAAGTTTTTATAAGAGATTTGTTATTGGAATTGATAGGGCTAAGATGAAATTGTATGATGTTGAAGCATCTGCACAAGTTGGTTTGGCAGACGCTGGACAAGATAAAGATGATACCCCAATGTTTGATAAGAGTTCATTTGGTCGCAGACAAAAGGCAGAAGGTTTTGATGGGTTTAAGTTTTAGGAGAAGATATGACTAAAGTTATTGTAGCAAAAGAAAAACTTGATATGTCTCATATGATGGGTCAATTCCCAGATGAGTCGCATTATGATTTCTTAATTGAAGAAGATTGTGATGTTTATATGCCAGAGATTCCTGGACATCCAGAGATGACATACTCTGAGGAAAGAATTGTTTTGAAGTTCCGTAAGAACTACTTCAGTAAAGAACAACAAGACCAAGCGTATATTGGACTTCGTGAAGCAGCAACTGAAACTCAGAACAGAGGTATGGCTGCAGGTCCAAGAGCAGAGAAGTTGGGTAATCGTGAGTGGGTCACTGAATACGAATCAGAAATTATTGATTACTTCTTGAATCCAAAGGCATCGTTGGACGGAGATCCAATTGATGTTATTAAAGCCAAACACGAAGGCAAGACTGACAAACCATCCACAAGAAATAATGTTTGGGGTATTCAAGCAGTTAAGAGAGACGGATTTGTATTTAATACATGGGTTGAGAAAGTTCGTAAACTAGATGCATCCGAAATGGTCACTGAGGCAAGACGAGTTGAGAAAGCATATGTATGCGCAACTACCTATGCCAATGGTGTTATGTCTGGTATTGCTGGATGGTTCGATCGTTATCCTCGAATTCCTTATGGTCGTGCAACATCTTATACTGCTCGTGAACCAGCAAAGTTTGCCATGGGATATCCATTCTTACAGCAACTTGCTCAAGGTTTTAAAGACCTGTTGCCATGGAGATACAACAATCAGATGGAAGCAGCAAAGAAACTAGATCCTGCATTCTTGGTTCCAGGAACTCCATTCACTACTGTTACTGTTAATAAATCTTTTAGAACTGCATGTCACTACGACGCAGGTGACTTTACTGCTGGTCTATCCAATCTATTGACTCTAACAAACAATGGTAACTATACAGGTTGTTATTTGGTAGCACCAGAGTATCGTGTTGCTGTCAATCCAAGACCTGGAGATTTACTATTAATTAACAATCATGAAGTTATGCATGGCAATACTCAGATTCAATTACTCGATGAAGAAGCAGAGAGAATCTCATTAGTTGTTTACTTCCGTGAGAAGATGCTTGAGTTGGGTTCAAAGCAATACGAAGATTGTCGTTATGATTTTGTTGAACACCGAAGACTTAACAAAGAACATCCTGACCAAAAATATGAAGATGGTTCTCAACGACATCTTTGGAATGGTGTTAGTTCTTCTATGTGGGAGTCTGACGAATGGTATGAATACCTTGAGACAAAACTTGGTCATGATACTCTAATGAAGTATCATCCAGAATCACAAAAGGCAAATTCACTTGAAGGATTCTTCTAATGTGTTCAGTCATTGGCGCAATTATTAAAGAACCTCGTGCTGAGGATTTCTTAATGCTTCATCGTGTGTTCCTTGAGTCCAAGATTCGAGGGATGCACGCTACTGGCATTGCTTATGTTAAGAACAATGAGATTGTTATTGACAAACGACCAGTTCCTGCTGATGAGTTTCCCTTTAACTTTCCAAGTTATGTCAATGAGGATGGAAATCTTTATCTTATCGGGCATTGTAGATATAGTACCAGTGATTTAGAATTCAATCAACCAATTGGCAATCAAGATCAAGCTGTTGTTCACAATGGTGTTATCACCCAAGAGTTACCAGAAAACTGGAAAGAACTATATGGGTATACTTGCACAACCAAAAATGATAGTGAATTGGTATTGCATTCTGATTCACCACTAGAAGAATTCCCAGATATGTCCATGGGTGTTTGCGAATTAACCAGTGATAAGAAGTTGCTAGTTTATCGCAATGGTAAGCGTCCATTATATTTGACATCTATCTCAAATGGATGTATAATTACTTCTACTGCTGATATTCCAAAACGAGCAGAAGTTCCAGGATTTCCAATTAATATTTTAATGAACCATTATTTTACATTTGATGAGCGTCTTGCAATGACGATTGAAAAAGTAAATGTTGAAGATGCGGTAGACTTACAATATGAACTTTGTTAATTCAACGAGAGTTGAAGAGTTAATTAAAACTAGTCCAGCTGGTAAGAATACCAAATTCTTATCGGCTGCACATTCATTGTGGCATCGCTTTCATAACTATGACAAAGCACCACCACTGGCACTTGAAGTGAATGGTGATGTTGTTTGTTTAATCTTTGCCACATTTAATCGAGATGGTTATAGTAATCTTTACGAGATTGTTACACTTGAGGGACATGAAGGTAAGGGTTACGCATCAAAGTGTTGGGATGTATGGATTGACTATGCTGTAAAAGAAAGAAAGATGACTCGACTAAAGATGTCTTGCACTCCTTCTTCAGTTACATGGCACTATAAGAATGGTTTGATTTGGTGGGCAGTTGATCCAACAGGTTCACTTCGTTCAGACCAACCATTGTTTCCAACGAGAGCAGAACAGATTGCTTATCGTAACTTTGCCATTGTCAATCCACTTCAAGCATTGCCACCATACAAAGCACGAGATCAATTCCGTGCTGAAGGTTTGGAAACATATAAGTGGGGTGAGAAGAAGAAAGCAAAGAGCCAAGCAGCAATTGATGCAGTTGGCAAGGCATGGTTGAGAGACGCATTACTAGAACAACCATCACTTGAAGAATTTTTGTTATAATGGATTATAGACTAGAACAAAATCGCAGAGAAGCGTTCATTCGTTGGTATGCATGGTCATTGAAGTATGATGATTGCGATCCAGCGGTATGGACAACGAACTATCTCAACAAACGATACGAACATAATGATGAGCAGAAGTTGTGGTTGTGTTGGTTATATGGTAACACTTATCATCTACCCACTGCATGGATACTTATGAATGAGTTTCCTGATTTTGAATTAGCCACAGTTGATAGAATCACTCAATGGAACTCTACTAACTATAAGAGATTACGTTATCAAACTGACACAAAGTGGAACAAAGGACATCTTCCTGCCATGTTCGAGTCTTACCAAAAATTTATAGGAAGTGGAACACAACGTGATAAGATGGAAAGTTTTTATGCATCATCAGAGGAAGACACTTTTGATAAATTGTGGGGAGGGGTTAAGTCGAGCCTGCATAAATTTGGTCGTTATTCCACTTGGTTTTACTTACAGCATCTTAAACATACTGCTGGCATCTCTGTTAATCCTACTTCTCTCATGTTGGACGATTATGATGGTTCCCGTAGCCATCGTAATGGACTTCTTTATGCCCTCGGACAAGAATCCGATTGTGATCGAAGACTCAGTAATGTGGAGTATTCAAACCTCGAAGTACATGCAAAAGAAATTTTGGAAGAAAGTAAAAGACGATTCCCTGACTTAGTAGGACAGATTGATTTCTTTACAATGGAAACCTGCTTGTGTTCATTTAAGAAACTATTCAGAACACACCATGGTCGTTACCTTGGATACTATCTTGATCGGCAAGCAGAAGAAATTATGCAGTGTGAGAAAGATGGATGGTATGGTATTGATTGGAATGTTCTGTGGCAAGCACGTGAAGAAACAATTGATTTACGTTTAGACCATAAGCGAGGAATTGATAAAGAAAGATTTTCTTCTTTCCTGAATACAGGTAACTTAGAAAATCTTGAGTGGATGTTTAATGATGAAAAACCTATATTAACTGGATTGGAGATGTTTATATGACGACATTAATTGATACAAATATACCTAATAATTTAACCATGGGTAGTATTATAATTAACTCTGGTGGTACAGTATCTTCTAGCAGTCTATCATTCGGTGGATTCGACATGGAAGAATTTCTTGATACACATTCGTTCAATAAGATTACAGTTGAACACAAGGTAGCAGAGTTCGAGTTAGCCAAACTAAAAGAAACTGTTCCAACCTATGCAGATGAGATTAAAGAAAACTTGTCCAAGAATCTTGCAAGGGATATAATTAAGAAAACTACATTTACTAAGAAACATAATGTAGATAATGACAGTCACCACTTTCTCGGAAGAGTATGGGTGTTCACTGAAGATGAATTGAGAAACTTAATACAAGAAGCACGAAATGTTAAATGAAAAAGTTACGTTTAAAGAACAGGTTACTATTAATATTAGAAATAATCCAATGAAGACTAGAAAATTGATAGCAGTTGGTGGCCAACCTGGAACTGGTAAAACTACTTTATTTAGAAAGTTTATGGAAAATAAAACATGGATAGAAACTGAACCAGCTAAGTTAGTATCTGCCATGTATAATGTAGACATGGATCTTTATATTCTTGGTAAGTATCAAGAGGGTGAGACCTTTGCTGGAACAGATCGTTTATCAATGGCAGTCCAACCAGAAATGCAGAAGTGGATCCAAACACACAACTGTAATATTCTATTCGAAGGCGATAGAATCTTCAACCAGTCTTTCTTAGAGTTTGCCATGGAGTTACCCAATACAGAACTCCAAATTGTATATCTTAAAACACCCAAAGATATCCTAGAACAACGATACAAAGATCGTGGCTCTGATCAATCCGAGCAATTCCTACGTGGCAGGGAAACTAAATATAGTAATCTACTATCAAACTTTGACTTGATGTCCTATATTACTGAGTTTTCAAACACTAACTTAGAGGAGCAAGGGAAAGTCCTTTCATTTTTGGAGAAACATTTAGCTTAAATGTAAGACTTTCTGGGATTATGAAATTCCTAGAAAATGTACACTTCGACTGGATGGATATGTTCAACTTTTATGAACGTCCATTTAGGGCTAAAATAGTTCCAGCCAAGATATGGATCGATCTTGATAAGTACATCAACGATCCAATTGGGCTTGGTAACTATGCTAAGAAATGGCGAACCAAAGTAGAATGGTTCGAACAAAAGTCAACTGCAAGTATATATCAAACTCACATTGCAGTTGGTGGAGAGTATAATGCCACTAAAAGGCAGTGTGTAATAATTATACACACATCTGATTTTGATAAATTTAAATTCTCCCAAGACGCATGGGATCGTTTTAAATTTAAATTTATCCAAACATTACTGCACGAAATGATACACTTTATGCAGTACGATAGACGAGCAGATGAGTGGAGCAATTACGTTGTTCCTTATAAAAGGGTTGGAGTCGCCAAGAAAGATGCCGAGAGAAGGTATCTTAGTGAGTTTGACGAGATTCAAGCCTACGCCCACTGTGTGCTTCTAGACTATAAATTTTATAAGTCCTCAATTCCAGTTGAAACCTTACTGGCACGATGTAAAACCATTCGTGATTCTAACACTTTACATTACTTCTTACGAACATTCGACTACGATTATAGAAATAACGCTGCAATTCCAAAAATAATGCAGCAGATTATAAAATGGGAACGTAAATATCAGAAGGTTAATCGAACCTCTAATAAATCCTAAATAATATTACTTATTTTAATAGGGACAGTGATATGTTAAATTTTAAAGACTTCTTAAAAGAAGAAGCTGAGGGTGCTAAGTTAAAGCACATTACTCATCCTGAGGATCGTCCGCTAATGCACGGACACGACGGATTCGAGCATGCTCATGGCGCATTAATGCATGCCCATGAACATATGAAAGCTGGTAAGAATAACGCAAACCTTACCACTAAGTACGATGGATCACCAGCTGTGGTTTTCGGTACTCATCCAAAGAATAAGAAGTTTTTCGTTGCTTCAAAATCTGCTTTCAACAAAGACCCAAAAATCAATCATACTGATGATGACATCGATCGCAATCATGGTCATGCTCCAGGTCTTGCAACTAAATTAAAAGCTGCATTACACCACTTACCTAAAGTTACTCCAAAAGGTAAAGTCTATCAAGGTGACATTATGCACTCAAGTGGCGATGTTCACCACGATAAGAAAACTGGCAAAGCATCTTTCACTCCAAATACAATTACTTACACTGCGCATGGCGATGAAGCCAAGAAAGCAGCAAAAGCAAAAGTAGGTGTTGCGGTTCATACTCAATATCACGGTAAAGACATTCAATCAATGTCTGCCCACCATGAAGTTGACCACCACGAATTCAAACAGCATCCTGATGTCCACCACCACGATGCCAGCTACGATACTAGCAAAGCAAACCACTCTCAAGCAAATCAAGATGAGTTCCATAAGCATATGTCTGCTGCTAAAGCAGTTCATGATACTCATGGCGACAAAATGTATAAAGCAGTTCACCCAAGCCACAGTGGCGACAGTGGTCATCTTGCTACTTACATCAACTCAACTGTTAGAACTAATAGCACTCCAAATGTAAAAGGTTTTAAAGCACACTTAGATGCTCACCACGCTAAACAAGTTGCTGGTGTTAAAACTGAGAAAGCCCAAACTGCTAAACGTGCAAAGGGTGATGAAGAAATTGCCCACGTTGAAAAGAACAAGGGACATTATGAGAATGTATTGCATGCTCATAATCATCTAGCTGCAGCAAAGAATACTTTGGTTAAATCTCTTGAGAGTGGGCATAGTAATTATGAACACCACATCGAAGGTAAAGAATCTAAGCCAGAAGGTTTCGTTGTTAATCATGAACATAATAGCAAAACAGAACCATCTAAACTTGTGAATCGTGCTGAATTCGCAAGATCAAACTTATTAAAGGTACGCAAATGAAATCATTTAAATCGTTTATAACTGAGCAAGAACTTCAAGAAGATTTGTTATTTGAAGAATTTCTTTCAGAAGCAAAAGATGATGCTACTAAAGAAGGTGGCGCATCTAATAATACTAAAGGTGTGCTTCATGAACTTTTAGTTGGTCATCATATGCAAGGTGGTAAGCATATGGAGAATCATCATCTTATTAATGATCAAGGAAAACGAGAGTCACCTAAAGAAGCCCACGATCGTTTAAAGAGTCAGATACATCCTAAAGATTACGCAAAGATTAATGCTAAAGCAAAGTCTGCTGCCAACGATTTACATGCACATATAAAAAAACACCATCCTGGATTTGAAGTTTCACACGTGCATCATACTTCTAAAGCAGGAGATACAGAAAAGGAAACTGGTGTTAAAGCCAGCCAATCTGGAGCAGAATCAGATTCTTCTGACAACTATATTACGATTAAACATCCAAAAACTGGCAAAGTTAGAAAAATTGGTGCCAGTTTAAAGGTAAGCGATAAACCCAGTAAAAATGTTCCTTCTTCTAGTCTTGGCATGGAATCAAGTGGTTCTAAAGCAAAAGAATTATATAAAGAACATCAGAAAAATGTGCATAAAATTGCTCCAAAACTAAAAGATGTTAAAAAGGAAGCTCATCATAAAGATATTAAAGATGCTCGTAAAGAATGGGCTACTAAAAATCCAGAACTCCATAATAAAATTAAAACGCATAATAAAAAATTATTGGCAGATGTTGCACACCATCATGCTGCTGAATTACAAACCCATTTAAATAATGGTAACCACGAACATGTAACAGAACATATCCGTAATGTTCTTGCCGCAAGAAAGACACCTGCTGAAAAGGCTGGTAAAGCGCATTTTATAAAACATACTACATATGTAACCAAATCTGGTATTCAACACCACACAGCAAATCCAGGTGAAGATCATGAGCATATTCTTAAAGACCATAAGAATATTAAAGTAAAAGCATCTGGTGGTTCAGTACATTTTTATCACACTGATTCAAAAACTGGTAAAGAAACAAAGTTTGCTTCTCAAGCGCATAAGTTTGATTCACAAAGCGATCCATTATCAACAATTAAGAGCGCAGGGAAGGCTGTATAATGTTTTCATTTAAACAACTAATAGAAGAAGCAAAGAAATCAGGATGCACCTGCTGGACTGGATATAAAAGAGTTCCAGGAACTAAACCATGCTCTGCTGATTCATGTATCAAAGAAAGCCAGCGTGGATTGTGGGACAACATCCATGCCAAACAAAAACGAATTAAAGCTGGTTCTGGCGAAAAGATGCGCCAGCCTGGAAGCGAAGGTGCTCCAACTGCTGCGGCATTGAAAGCATCGCAAACGAATGAAGCAAAAGATAATAAAGAGTATGGTTACGAAGGCGATATGGCTCTAAATCAGTTGAAGACATTGGTGCGTTGTGCTGAAATGATTGAAGATTTATTAAAGCCAGATACTGATTTGCCAGAATGGGTTCAATCTAAGATTACTCTTGCTACCGATTATATCCAAACTGCAGCTGACTATCTGTACTCTGAGATGAAAGAAGACGTTGAAGGAAAGTTTGATTTAATTGAAGAAATCAT